TCAAACTATCTGCTCCATGTGGCCACGAGCGGCCCATGGAGTCCATTCCCAACGGAGGCGGAACACAACGCCCGTGTCCGTGGGCCGGGATCGGAACTCGCCCCAGAAAGTCTCCCCCTCGACCGAGGCGGAGACAAACTCCCAGATCAGGGTTCTTTTCGGCATCAGGACATTGAGCACGTGGTCTTTGAGCTGGCTGCTGGAACAGCCGCTCATGAGTTTGTCCAGGGAATTGAAATACTTCTTTTTTATCATGATAGGCAGCCCTCGCCGCCCGCTTTTACTCTACCACACCTTCCGACAAATGAAAAGGAGGCAGGCATGCGCCAGGGAAAGAAGCCGACGCGCAAGCAGAAGGTCCGTCTCGGTCGGGCGGGGCTTGCGCCTGAGAACTGGCTTGTCGTGCGGGAGAAGCCCACGGGCGAGCTCATTATCCTGCACAAGTACACTGACCGCATCCGGGTCGTCCCGGCCCTGCTGGGCTGACCCACCGGAACGAAGAAAGGAGCGAACACCATGCGCAAGATGAGGAAGATCAACGGCTATCTGGTGGTCCGGTTCAACGACCGGGAGCGCCGGGACTATGAGACACTGGGAGCCTACGGCGTCATCGACGCGGAGCTCTACACCGGCCATCTGGACGTAGACCGGGGCGCGCTGGAGTATGACGACGCGGAGACCATGGAGCAGGCCATCGAGCAGGCCCGGGGCCTGGAGAGCGAGCTGGACGTGGAGGAGCCGGAGGCGGCGGTGACGGTGATCGTGGAGACCGAGTCGGGCACCACGGAGCTGGAGACCACGCCGGAGGAGCTGTTCCAAGGTGAGAAGCGTTTCTTAGAGACGCGCCGCCCGACCCTGAGCCGGGCAGCGGCGGACTGGCAGCTCTGCGGTTACGTCCGGGCGCTGCGTGATTTGGGTATCGTGGACAGCGCGGACGAGCGTTTCCAGGTGACACCCCCGCCCTCTGCGGGCGAGGTCCTGGAGCACCCCGAGTACCTGAAGGAGCTTTGCGAAAAGACCCAGCGGGAGATCCGCCGGGTGCTGGCCGCCATGGTCGGCGGAGGGCAAGTCCGCCCGGCTTTGGAGGGCTTCCGGCACCTTCCGCCCGGAATGACGAGCCATCCCTTTGTCCGCGCGATCTACAAGCTGGGGCGAAGCCTGGAGGCGGATTGCCCCGATAACGACTGCATCGTCTACCGCAACACCTTCCGCATGGCGCGGGAGCTGGACGCCGCCATGGACGAGATGGACCCGGACAGCTATCCGGCCCTCACCCTTCGGCGGGAGCTGCTGAAGCTGGTGACGGACCGGCGGGAGATGTACTCGGAGAACTACGCGGTCTGCAAGTATCGCGGAGCGTGTCCTCTGAACCAGAGTGGGCAGAGACAGCTTCAGGATCTGATGGATACCCTTGAGGCGGTCGAGCGAGCCGTCAACTCCGGCGAGGAGGGAGGCGGGGCGTCATGACCGGCTTGGAGCTGCTGAGGGCCGCCAACACCACGGCGGACAAGATCGCGGACATTGTCTCCGAGCACTGTCCGCCCGTCGTCCCCAATGACTGCGACCGCCTCTCATGCCGGGCCTGCTGGCTGGCATGGCTGACCACGGGTGCGCCGCCAAAGGAAAAGGGGCCGTCCGACAAGCGGACGACCCCGGGCGAGGAAGGGCTGCACCCCAACCTCGCCGAGTACCTGCGAAGGGAAAAACGAGTTCAGCGCGAGGACAAAGCGATCCTCAGTCGCTACAAGAAGCACGAGCCTGAGTCACAAAATCTACGTGCTTCTCAAGACGACAGAGCAGGAACTCCATGAACTCGTCGCGGTTGAGAACGCCCTTCTCGGCCAAGTAGTCGACGAGGGCCCAGTATTCTGGGGCCTCCGCCATTCTCCGGTCGAGCATCGCGTCCGCGTAGGGATTCCCGGAATTAAGATTAAGCTCACGCATCACAATCACCCCCTCTCCGGGCCGGGAGACCCTACCCCCATTATACCGGCCCGGAGGGGATTTGAAAAGGAGGTGGTGAAGGTATGACGATCCAAGAGATCGCTGGCATCGCCTTCCGGATATTCCTGGTCTTGTGTTATAGCGCCAAGGTCGGAGGATTTATTGAACTGACTACACCATTTTTACAGGACAGAAAGGAGCCCCTTGAGAAGCCTGCCGAAGAATTCGGCCAGGAACAGCGCGGCCCTTCGGAGCAGAGAGTTCTTATTCTGATTGCCAGGGCTTTCCTTGGAGTGAGCCTTCTCTGGTTTATCTTCGTTGTGCTTTTCGCCTCTTGAAATGGTGTGCTCCCGGGAGGACGACAAGTGCGCAGCCCGAACCCCAGTTTGCTCCCGGCTAGCTTCTGGCGCTGGAGCTGGCGGTTCATGGGATTTAAACAAATCCACCAAATAGGATTTCAGAGAAAGGGCCATATCCTCCAGTTCGGGGTAGGTCATGCTTTCGCTCGAGAGTATGACGGAATGATCCGCGTATGGGGCCCCAAACCTGGCAGTAAGCGACAGGGCCCTGCTGAACACCCTGATTACCAGATACTTAAAGTTGACCGAGGGAGAGAAGAAGCTGGAAAATTCGTCGATGCTCTCGAAGGTCGTATCCGGTGCCGTATCCGATGTACAGTATGCGACCTCGATTTTGACTTCCGGATTCCGGCCTTCCCCAGCGAAGGGAGAGGCCATTCCATACAGCATCTGCGCAACAGCAAGGTACTCAGACTTCGACAGGGAGTTCCAAGGGGCAGTCCCAATGTCGTATTTGCAATAGCATTGATTTTCCATCTATCGTCACCCCCTCTCCGGGCCGGAAGGCCCTGACCCATTATACCGGCCCGGAAGGGATTTGAAAAGGTGCAGACACGGACAGAAAAATTGAGAAACTAGACGCGGCGGCCACGGTATGGAAGCGCCGGGCGTGAAACGCTCCACCAGAAGGGAGTGACAGGCATGGCAAGACAACGGAACAAGAAGCCCACCCCCTTCGGGCGACTGGTGCTGAAGGCGCTGATCGACCAGGAGATGACCCGGGCCGCGCTGGCGGCGGAGGTGGGGATCTCCCCGCAGTATCTGAGCTACATCCTGAACGGGACGCGCTCGGGCAAGCGGTACATTGAGGCCATTGCCCAGGTGCTGGCCCTGGACCGGAAGAAGGTCGGGAAGGCCACGGCGGCCTGACGGGAAAGGAGGGAGACAAGTGCAAGAGACCTATATCACACTGGACGAGGCCGCCCGCTTCGAGGGCATCCGATACAACACCCTCATCCAGAGGATGAAGCGCAGCCCCGCCCAGTACAAGACGCGGACGGAGGCCCGGGATGGGGGTGGAAAGGAGCTTGTCCTCCTGTCCACAGCGAGCCTGAGCCAGAAGGGACGGCGGGCCTACCGGGCCCACATCCGGGCCATGGCGGAGCCTGAGGAGGCCGAAGCCGCGCCCCCGTGGTATGTGGGGGCGGATCTGAACGGCTACATCGAGGAGCACCGGAAGCAGTACCACAAGGCGGTGGAGCTGGCACGGGAGGTGCAGGGCTTCCTCAACTACGCCGGGGAGGACCGGACGGCCTACGCCGAGGCGCTGGCGGCCCGGCTGGGGATCAGCCTGGGGACGCTTTACCGCCACGGCCAGAGCGTCATGGAGGCGAACGCCTGGGCGCTCCGGCTGGAGCAGGCGGACGGCCACGCCCGGGACTACTTCCGCACCCTGGCCCTGTGCCGCAAGCCCCGGGAGCGGTCCACGTTCCCAAGCCTGACGCCGGAACAGCGTGCGCTCATTGAAAACATCTGGTTCGACCCGGGTTTCGCGGCCAACCTGCACACGACGGAGGCGCTCTATACGGCTCTGCTGGCGCAGAGCACAGAGCGGGGGTGGGAGAGCATCCCCTCCCTCAAGACGGTGCAGCGGTATGTCAAGCACCTCATGAGCCAGCCGGGCGTGGAGTCAGCCCACTACCTCGCGGCCAACGGCGTCCGGGGGTGGAAAAACGCCAAGATGCTCAAGGGCAGGCGGGACACCTCCAAGCTCCAGGTCATGGAGATTGTGGTAGGCGACGAGCACACCTTCGACTGCTGGGTCCAGTGGACGGCCCCCAACGGGAAGGTCAAGGCGGTCCGCCCGGTGCTGGTGGCGTGGCAGGAGCAGCGGAGCCGGAGCATCATCGGGGACGTGGTCTGTGTGAAGGCCAACGGCCAGACGCTGAAGGAGAGCCTTGTGAAGATGCTCTACACGGCAGGCGTCCCCCACGCGCTGCTCATCGACAACGGCAAGGACTACACCAGCGAGGAGATGACCGGGCAGAGCCGGAAGGAACGGGCCATTGACTTCGGCTTTGACCCGGAGACGGAGGGCTTCTACCAGAGTATCGGTATCGAGGACGTGCGGCGGGCCCTGCCCTATCAGCCCTGGGTGAAGTCCATCGAGCGGTTTTTCGGGACGGTTTGCGACCAGTTTTCAAAATGGTTTGCCAGCTACACGGGGACCCTGACCGGGTCCAAGACCTGCGCCAAGCGGCGCAAGGACGTCCCGGGGATGCTGGAGCGGGGCGAGCTGCTGACGCTGGAGGAGTTCTTCGACAAGTGGACGTGGTGGAAGGAGAACGTCTACCACGTCAAGCGGCACAGCGGTCTTGCCAAGCTGCGGGAGAAGTGGACCACCCCGGCGAGCCTGTTTGAGAATGGAGAGCGTTATGAGAAGGCGGTCCCGCCCAGGGAATACGCGGCCATGCTCATCATGAAATCGGAGCGGGCCAAGGTCTACTCCACGGGCATCCAGAAGCATAAGCGGCTCTATACGGACGAGGCGCTGGGCCTCCATGAAGGCCAGTGGGTCAATGTGAAGTGGGACATCGACAACCCCACGAAGCTCTATGTCTACGCCCTGGACGGGTCCAAGATATGCGAGGCCCACGAGGCGGAGCTGCTGGGCATGGGCCGGGCCGCCGATGAGGATCAAATCTCGGCGCATGCGGCCAAGCAGCGGCGGCAGTACCGGACCGTCCGGGAGAAACTGGCGGAGCTCTGCACCCCCTACGAGGAACGGGAGACCCTCCAGGGGACGCGGCCCTCGGCGGCGGTGGGCGGCCTGGACCTGTCCATCAAGGCGGACCACCCTGAGAAGGTGGTGGCCCTCCCGGCGTCCCGGACCTTCCGGGCCGAGGCGGAGGACCAGCGGAAGAAAAAGCAGCAGAAGGACAACAAGTTTCTCAACGAGAAGGCCGGGGACGCCCTGGCCCGCTTGAGAGCGATGGGCGAATAAGGAGGACACACCATGGAAGCAGTCACAGAGCGCACTACATACACCGGCGGCGAGAGCATCGCCGAGCGCATCAACCGGCATATCAGCCTCAACAAAAAGGTCACGATCGCCTCGGTGGCGTCGGCCACGGGCTACAGCCGGACCACCGTGTCCCGGTATCTGGCGGGCAAGTATGATGCGGACGCGACGGAGCTGGAGGCGAAGCTGACGGCCTACCTTGACACCCTGGGCGATGTACCGGAGGTGGAGGCCGCCGCCCTGGCTATGGGCAAGGGCAGCGGGAAACGGAGCTTTTACGAGAGCCAGGACGCCCGGAACGTCCTGGGCGTGTGCCAGAGCAGCCAGGAGTTCCTCGGCATGGGGATCGTGGTAGGCCGGTCCGGCTACGGCAAGACCCACGCCCTCAAGCAGTACGCCCGCCTCCCCCGGGTGGCCTATGTGGAGTGTGACGACACCATGAGCGCCCGGGATCTGGTGGAGGCCATCGAGCGGACGCTGGGCCTGCCCAGCGGCTACGGCACCATCTGGAAGCGGGTCAACGGAATCCGTGACTTTTTCAACACCAACCGGGGCTACCTCCTCATCATTGACGAGGCCGACAAGCTGGTGAGCAAGTATACCCAGAAGAAAATGGAGATCCTCCGGGCGATCTTCGACCAGAGCGACGTGGGGCTCGTGATCGCTGGGGAGCCGAAGCTGGAGGCGGCGATCAAGACCTATCTCGCACGCATGGCGAACCGGGTGGACTTCTACGCCTCCCTGCGCGGCCTGAGCGAGCAGGAGGTGGCGGAGTACCTACATGACTACGACATCGCGCCGGACGCGCTGGAGGAGCTCCAGGCCCGGGCCCGCAACCGGCAGACCGGGTGCTTCCGCCTGCTGGACCGGACGCTCTCCAATGTGCGCCGCATCCTGGCGGCCAACGGCGGCGGGACCATCACACTCAAGGTCATCCAGCAGGCGTCCGGGATGATGATGCTCTAAGGGTGGTGCAGACAATGAAAATGAGAAAACAGCGGCTCATGGGCGTAGGTATGCTTGTGATCTCGGCGTTCATCTTCGCCCTGGCCTCCACGGGGGAGACAGCGGAGGACCAGGACGGGACGGCGCTGCTCATCACCTTCCCGCTGGGTGTTTATATGCTGGTGAGCAAGACCTACATCCTATACGACGGTGAGGCCGAAAACAACTCAAAGAACTACGACACAGGAAAGGAAGCAGAACATGGCAAGAAAAAGAGTCATCGAGGCCCCGAGTCTCAAGAGCTGGGAAGACGTGAACGACGCGCTGCGGCAGATCGCCGAGGCGCAGATCGCGCTCGGCGACATCGAGGGCGATATGCAGAAGCAGATCGTCGGGGCCAAGAAGGTGGCCGAGGAGCAGAGCAAGCCATACAAGGACGCGATCGCGCGGTTGGAGCATGAGCTGAAGGAGTTCGTCTCCGAGCACCGCTCGGATATGGGCAAGGGAAAGAGCATGCTGCTCACCTTCGGAGAGGTGGGCTTCCGGCTCTCCACCTCCGTGAGTCTGCCCAAAGCAAAGGAGAAGCTGGCAGATATTATCCGGCGGCTGAAGGCCCGGCAGATGACGGACTGCATCATCACCGAGGAGAAGGTCAGCAAGGAGGCCCTAAAGAAGTACGGCGAGGACACAGTGAACGCCGTGGGGGCCACCTGGAAGCAAAAGGATGAATTTGGCTATGAGGTCAATCTGGAGAAGCTGGAGCAGATCAGGGCGGGCCTGTGAGGAAGGAGGCGGGAGCATGGCAGCACCCAAGACAGCGCCGCGGCGGGCGGGTCCGGGCATCAAGACACTGTGGGCCATCGCCAAGTCGCCGGAGCTGGGCATGACGGACGAGGATCTGCACGCGCTGGTCTACCGGGAGACAGGCAAGGAGAGCATCCGGTCCCTGACAGCCCGGGAGCTGGGCACCGTGGCCCGCGTCCTCCAGGCCATGAAGGACGGCGTCCGGCGGGACACCCGGAGCAAGCGGACGGACGAGGGCGGCAACCCGGCCACGGTGCAGCAGCGCCGGAAGATATGGCACCTGTGCGACGCGCTGGGGTGGAACGACGACTTCCGGCGCATCCAAGGCTTTGTCCACAGGCTGACCGGGACGGACCGGCTGGAATGGCTGACCCCGGCCCAGTGCGAGAAGGTCATCGAGGCGCTCAAGGCAATGCTGGCCCGGGAACAGCGGAAGGAGGCCAAGGCATGAGCAAGGAACCTCAAGAGGACGAGAAGGCGGTTCTCGCCGCGCTGGACGGCATTGTCCGTATGCAGCAGACCATACGGGGAGGACTGGATCTGTGCGTGGACACGGGGCTGGTCTTCCTGCGTACCTACTACAACAACCTCCCGGGGCATGTTGCCCGCCGCCTGACAGAGTTCAGCCCGGTCGCCCTGGCGGCCATCCCCGGAGTAACCGGACCCAACGGTTCCAGGAAGGCCCGGAAGAATATCGCCTCGCACGTGGCGGGCGACGCAGCCTTCGCGCAGGTCATCCGGGCGGCCAACGTCTACCGGGCGCGTCTGGGCTATGAGCTGCTGGGGGCGGAGGGCGTGCCGGAGGAGAAGAAGGCCGAAACATGACGAGGAAAGGGATGGCGGATAATGGCAGGTAAAACAAAGCGCCTCACGCAGCGGGAAAAGGCCGCCAGGGCGGCAGCCAAAAAGCGGCTCCAGGAGCAGGGCGTCCTCCCGCCCGACAAGCCCCGGCTCAACCGAAAGAAGTTCGCCCGGGAGACCTGGGCGGAGTGGACGGCCCTGCTGGCGGAGGACGGTCTTCAGGCGGTGAAGGCCCTGTGCCGGGCAGTGAGCTTTACCACGGGGCCGGAGCTTCTGGAGGTCACGCCGGAGCAGGTCGGCATCCTCAAGGCCCTTAAGATCGCGGTGGAGTATGAGAAGTTCCTCCACAAGCTGGAAGTGGAGGGCCGAAGCGAGTACACCATGGGGGAGTTGGCCGACGAGGTCGTCATTCCTGTGTGGAAACTATAAGGAGGTATTTTACACCATGACAAAGAGCACCAAGAGCAAGGACACGGCCCCGGCGCTGGAGCCGGGCCAGGAGATCAACGAGGCCGACGGGGAGCCCATCTTCCACGCCGACGAGGAGGGGGACGGCGATGAGCTATAAGGTTAAGATCTGCCTGGACGCGGGCCATGTGGGGAGCAAGTACAATCAGAGCCCGGTGGTCAAGAGCTACTACGAGAGCGCGATGGTCTGGTCGCTCCATCTGAAGCTCAAGGCGGCGCTGGAGGCGCGGGGCTTCGAGGTCATCACCACGCGGGCGACCATCGACACGAGCATGGGCGTCTACGACCGGGGCGCGGCATCCAAGGGCTGCGACGTGTTCCTGAGCCTGCACTCCAACGCGTGCGGGACAGAGAGCGTAGACTATCCGGTGATCTACCGGGCCCATGACAACCTGAATGGCGCAGACACCATCGCCCTGAAGATCGCCAAGAAGATCGGGGAGCTCATGGGCACGAAGCAGGCGGGCCGGAGGGCGACCCGGAAGAACAGCTCCGGGGGCGAATACTACGGCGTCCTCCGTGGGGCCCGGGCGGTAGGGACGCCGCTCTATCTGCTCATTGAGCACAGCTTCCACACCAACACCGCCGCCGCGAAGTGGCTCTCCGAGGACGCCAATCTGGAGAAACTGGCCCAGACGGAGGCGGAGCTGCTGGCGGACTACTGCGGCGTCACGGCCAGCACGGAGGGCAAGACGGCCATCATGGGCGAAGCCCGGGCCACGGCCCAGCAGATGGCCCTCTTCAGCCGGAGCAAGAACGGGTCGCCGAAGCTGACGGCGTGCAGCCTGGAGGAGCTGGCGGAACTGTTTCTGGAGGAGGGCAAGGCCGAGGGCGTGCGGGGCGACGTGGCTTTTTCACAGAGCCTGCATGAGACGGGCTATTTCAAGTTCGGCGGCATCGTGCAGCCCGGCCAGAACAATTACGGCGGCATTGGGGCCCTGAACGGCAACAGAGCCGGACAGGCGGCCAGCTTTCCGGACCCGCGCATCGGCGTCCGGGCGCAGATCCAGCACCTCAAAGCATATGCCTCCACCGAAGCGCTGGTGAAGGAGTGCGTTGACCCGCGCTTCTCTCTGGTGGCTCGCGGTGCGGCCCCCTATGTGGAGTGGCTGGGTGCGGCGGACAACCCCAGCGGCAAGGGCTGGGCGGTCCCCGGCAAGGGGTATGGCGGGAAGGTCGTGTCCCTGCTGGGACAGATTTTGGCCCAGGAGGTCCCCCAGCCTCCTCAGATGCCGGAGGCGGGGGACGGCGTCCCCCAGTGGCAGAAGGACGCCCTGGACAAGCTGGTCGGGGCAGGTGTCATCACCGCGCCGGACTACTGGCGGAGCCGCCTGTCCGATGGGGTTACCGTGGGCGAGGTCATGGCGATCGTGGCGAGCACCATTCAAGAGTCCTGAGAGGAGGGGCGGGGCATGAACGACTTTGCGAAGGAGCTGACCCTGGATGTGGTTCCGGAAGGGGTATGGCGGGAGGTCGCTGAGAGAATCGGCGTACTGAACCTGTATAGGCTGACGGAGCTCGTCGGAGGGGCGACTATCTACATACCCAAGCCGGATATGCTGACCCGCCCTATCCGGGACGCGCACATCAAGGCGGAGTTCAATGGCTGGAACCACCTGGAGCTGGCGAAGAAGTACAACGTCACGGACCGGCTTGTCCGGCAGGTGTGCGGCCCCGGCTGCACAGAGGGACAGTTCAACCTGTTTGAAGACGGGGACGAAGATACGTTCTCTTAGAAATAATTCTCTGAAATGCTTCATGCGGACATTTCACCAATCATGGCTTACTCTAAGACTACAAGCTCTGCTTGTAGTCTTATTTTTTCGGAAAGAGGAGGACGCATACATGAACATGGATGTCATTCTGAGCGCGGCAAGCGACACCCTGGTGAACGTTCTGCTGGCCGTCATCACCCTGGGCGGGGCCTATGCACTCTACTACCTGAAGCTGGGGGCGGCGAAGGTGAAGGCGCAGACGGCCCAGATCGAGTCCCAGCAGGCCCGACAGCTCCTGGACGACGCGCTGGGTGACGTGCTCAATCTCGTCAGCGTAGGCGTGGGCGCGATGGAGCAGACCACGGCCAAGGCGCTCCGGCAGGCGGTAAAGGACGGGAAGGCAGACCGGGAGAAGCTGCTGGCTCTAGGCCGACAGGTTCTGGAGGAGGTCACGGCAGCCGTCGCCCCCGAGACGCAGGCGGTCATCACGAAGCACCTGGGCAATTTTGAAGACTACGTCATGAAGTGCATTGAGGACGCGGTCCTGAAAGTGAAGCAGGCCGACCCGATGGCGCTGGCCGAGGGTATCGTGGTGGACACTGTGAAGACCGAGTAAGGAGGGGCCGCTGTGGAAATGGCACAGATCACCGCGCTCATCGGCGCGGCGGCCTCGCTGCTCTGTACGCTGGTCGTGGGGGCGTTGGCCTACTTCATCAAGCAGACGCTGAGCGACTTCCGGAAGGCGGACGAGCGCAACGCCCGGAAGCTGGCGGAGGTAGACGAGCGCTTCACACAGAAGCTGGCGGAAGTGGATGAACGCTGCGCCCAGCGCGTGGCGGAGCTGGATCAGAAGCACGCCGCCAACTATAAGGAGCTGACCCAGCAGATCAGTGACCTCAAGAGCGACCTGCCCCTGGTATACGTGCTGCGGGAGGACTTCATCCGCAGCATGAACAACGTGGACGGGAAGCTGGACAAGATCATCGGCAGCCTGGCCGACAAGAAGGGAGGGTAAGGCATGGCAATTCTGGACGACATCGCAGAGCAGGAGGTCGCCAAGAATAAGGCGATCCGGGGCTATATCATCCGGGCCCTGGCACGCGGCAATCAAAACGCGATCCTGGTGCGGCAGCTCACCAACGCCCTCGTCGCGGACGGGATGATCTTCTCGCCGGACATTTCCAAGTATCTGGACTATCTGGCGGACGGCGGCTACATCGAGTTCAGCGACAAGAAGGTCAACGCCTACAACGTCTACCGGAAGGACGGCGTCATCCAACTGACGAAGAAGGGCGTCGATCTGGTGGAGGGCACCATCGAGGACCCTGGCGTTGATGTCTAAGGCAGAGCGCCGCCGGACACGGGTGAGCTCCACCATCGACCGCCTCCCGGATGATATCAGGGGGCAGCTCGACCTCAAGCTCACGGACCCGGCTAACACCTTCTCGGAGTTGTCTGACTGGCTCAAGGAGGAGGGCTACGAGATCAGCCGGAGCGCCATCGGGCGCTATTCCATCCGAAGCAACCGGGCCGCTCAGCGCGTGGCAGAGACACTCCAGCGGACCCAGGCGATTGCCCGGGCGGTGGAGGCCCATCCCGACCTGGACTATACCAAGGCGGCCAGCATGGTCCTCATGGACGGGCTCATGCAGCGGGTCAGCACCGCCGAGGATGAGTTCGACGAGCTCCCGCTTGACAAGGCGGGGCGGCTCATCGCCTCCCTGAGCCGGAACGCGACCTATGACAAACGGGTCCGTCAGGAAATGAAGCGCAAGGCGGAGCTGGCCTTCGAGCAGATGGAGACGGAGCTGTTGGAGAAGGTGAAGCAGTACCCGGACCTCGCCGCCCAGCTCCGGGACGTGCTGGCGAGGGCACGGGAGAGGGTGGTGGCGGATGGCGAGTCTTGACTTCAACGACCTGCTGGACAGGCTGGATGACGAAAGTGACCGCGCCGCGCTGGCGGATCTGGAGCAGCAGCGGGGCCTTTTTCTCAAATACGCTGTCCGGGCGGGCAGCTTCCCGGACAAGCGTGCGCGGCTTCAAAAGGAGTATGAGGCGGGGGCGTCCCTGACCGGCCCCAGGGGCCTCCGGCGCAAGCTGGCGGCGTTTGACCTGGAGTATTTTGGCCGGGCCTACCTGGGCCACTATTTCAAAAAACCTTCTCCGGACTTCCACGGCGAGCTGGACGACATCTGGTTTCAGGGTGTTATGAAGGGGATGGACCCCACGGTGGACGCCAGGGAGATCAGCCGGGCCGATGGATGCAGAAGGGCCATTGAGGCCCCGCGTGGACACGCCAAGAGTACGACATTTACCTTCAAGGATGACCTGCACGCAGCCCTCTACGGCTACAAGCACTACATCATCATCCTGTCGGACTCCTCGGAGCAGGCTGAAGGCTTCCTGATGGATATTCGAAATGAGCTGGAGGAGAACGCAGCCCTGCGAGATGACTTTGGCGAGCTGGTGGGCAATGTCTGGAAATCCTCGGTTGCCCTGCTCGCCAACGGGACCAAGATTGAGGCCATCGGCAGCGGCAAGAAAATCCGTGGCCGCCGTCACAAGGAATGGAGGCCGGACCTCATCGTCTGCGACGACCTGGAGAACGACGAGAACGTCGCCACCAAGGAGCAGCGGGCGAAGCTGCTCAACTGGTACGACAAGGCGGTGAGCGAGTGCGGGGACACCTACACCGATATTGTGTATATCGGGACACTGCTGCACTTCGATTCACTGCTCGCCAACGTGACCAAGAAGCCGGAGTATGAGAGCGTCAAGTATCAGGGCGTCCTCTCTTGGGCTACCCATACGGACCTCTGGGACGCATGGGAGCAGCTCTATACAGACCTCTCCAATCCCCGGCACAAGGAGGACGCCCGGGCCTTCTTTGAGTCCAACCGGGCGGAGATGCTGGAAGGGACGGCGGTACTCTGGGAGGAGAAGAACGACTACTACTCCCTGATGTGCAAGCGGGTCAACATCGGCCCCGCCGCCTTCAACTCGGAGATCCAAAACAATCCCATTGACCCGGCGAGCTGCACCTTTCAAGAGGAGTGGTTTGACTACTGGGACGACGAAGGCAAGGTCCCGCCCAACTTCGCCGATCCTCGCTTCCTGCTCGTGGGAGCCAACGACCCGAGCCTGGGCAAGAACAAGCGGGCGGACACAAGCTCAATCTTTGCGCTGGCGAAGGACCGCTACAACGGCATCGTCTACATCCTCATCGCGGACGTGGCCCAGCGGCACCCGGACCAGATCATCGAGGACGTGCTGGAGGCCAACCGCAAGCTCAAGCGGGAGTACAACAAGCCCTATTACCGCTTCGGCGTGGAGACGGTGCAGTTCCAGGCATACTTTGCGGAGGTCATGAAGCAGAAGTCGGCCAAGGCCGGGGAATACCTCCCTATCGTGGAGATCAACTCCACCCAGAACAAGGACGCCCGCATCCGCTCCCTCCAGCCGTTTGTAAAGAACGGCTACATCAAATTCAGTAAAAAGCACAAGGCCCTGCTTCAGCAGATGAAGGAGTACCCCATGGCCCGGAACGACGACGCGCCGGACGGACTCCAGATGGCCCTCCAACTGGCCCTGGATATCCAAGGCGGCGGTGAGGTGGAATACACCACTGTGATCCATCGGGAGGCGGACTTCAAAGCGGGGGCCTATTAGGAGGACTCTTTATTCAGTACGAGAACAAGCTCATCCACGGGGACAGCCTCACGGTGCTCCGGCAGATGGAGCCGGAGAGCGTGGACGCAATCATCACCGACCCGCCCTATGGCATTAACTATGTCTCACCTACCGGGGCACGTATCCAGAACGACGCAGCCCCTTTTATCTGGTTCCTCTATGACGCTTTCCGTGTCCTGAAGCCAGGCAGCTCCGGGCGGGGAACGCTGGTCTGTTTCACCCGCTGGGATGTGCAGCAAGTCTTCATAGACGCGATCCGGCTGGCGGGCTTCGTTGTCAAAAGTGAGGTCATATGGGACAAGATGCAGCATGGTATGGGTGACCTGAAAAGCCAGTTCGCCCCATCGCACGAGAACATCATTTTTGCAGTGAAGGGAAAGTTCAGCTTCCCGGGACACCGCCCCAAGGATCTCATCACCCACCGGAAGCTCCCTGGAAGTCAGATGATACACCCCACCGAGAAGCCGGTTCCGCTGCTGGCGGACCTCATCACCGCCGTCACCAAGCCCGGGGACCTCATTCTGGACCCCTTCGCCGGGTCCGGTTCCACGCTGGTCGCGGCAAAAAAGACGGGCCGCCGTTTTACCGGGATAGAACTTGACAACGTCCACTACGTCAACGCGCAGCGGCGTATCGAGGAGACAGTCACATGAGCAGTAAGAACAAGCACAAACGCCGGGCGCTGGCGCAGGCCCCGCCCATCCCAAAGCCGGAGACGCGGGAACTGGCGGTTGCCCGTATTCAGGACAAATACAGCGACTACCCCTCCAACGGCCTGACCCCGGCCCGGCTGGCGGCTATCTTCCGGGAGGCCGATACCGGAGACGTCATGCGGCAGATGGAGCTCTTTGAGGAGATGGAGGAACACGATCCCCACCTGTTCAGCCAGCTTCAGACCCGCAAGAACGCAGTCACCGGCCTGGACTTTGAGATTACTGCCTTCGGCGACGAGCCGAGGGACAAGGAGATCGCGGAGTTCGTGGAGGAACAGCTCAACAGTATCGAGGGTATGGAGGACATCGAGACGGACCTGCTGGACGCCATCGGCAAGGGTATCGCCGTCTCGGAAATCATGTGGGGCTACGACGGGGGCCGGGTGGTGGTCCAGGACATCAAGAGCCGCCACCAGAAACGATTTTTCTGGGACGGTGTGGACGACTCCTTCCGGTGCCGGACGGACGAGACGCCCTCCGGCATCCTGCTCCCGAAGAACAAGTTCATCATCCACAAATACAAAGCCCGCAGCGGCCACCCGGCTCGGGCCGGTATCCTCCGGGTGGTGGCCTGGATGTACCTGTTCAAGAACTATGATATCAAGGACTGGGTCAGCTTCGCCGAAGTGTACGGCCTGCCCTTCCGGCTGGGCAAGTACGCCCCCGGCAGCAGCGATGAGGAAAAGCGGGCGCTTATGCGGGCGCTGGTCCAGCTCGGCGCGGACGCGGCGGGCATCATCCCGGAGGGGGCCTCCATTGACTTCATCACCACCGAGAAGGCATCCAGCACAGACCTCTATGAGCGGCTGGCCCGCTACTGCGACGAGCAGATCAGCAAGGCGGTCCTGGGCCAGACTCTGACCTCGGACTCGGGCAGCGGCAGCTATGCCCAGAGCAAGACCCACAACGAGGTCCGGCACGACCTGACCGTCGCAGACTGTAAAGCCCTGGCGGCCACACTCCGGCGGGATCTCATCCGGCCCCTGGTCCTGTTCAACTTCGGCGAGGCCAAACGTATCCCCCGCATCCGCTTTGACTGCGAGGAGGACGAGGATCTCATGCAGACGGCGAACGTAGTGGGAACGCTGGTGGAAAAGACCGGCCTTCCGGTCCCCTTCTCCTATCTCTATAAGAAGTTCAGCATCCCGGAGCCGGAGGACGGCGAGGAGATCGCCGCCCCGAGCTACAGACAGCAGGCCGCCGCGCCGTTGCTTCCCTTCAAGGCACAGCCCCGGCGCTATGTGGCCCTCAAGGGTGGTGCCGGACCCGGCACCCAGGAGCACATCGACCGCGTGACGGCGGCAGCCCTCAAGCGCGGGGCGAGGAGCTGGCGCAAGGCGTTTGCGCCGGTGCTGGCGCTGCTGGAGCAGGCGGACAGCCTGGAGCAGCTCCGGGAGACACTGGAGGATGAGCAGACTGTGGCCGGGCTCTATGCCTCCATGGATGTGTCGGAGGTGGAGGATCTGCTGCAAAAGGTCATGATCCTGGCAGATCTGGAGGGGAGGTCGCTGGAGTATGGACGAGATTGACGCCGTCCTGAATGGCGGCAGCATGACCTTTGAGGAGGCCGAAGCGTATTTCCGCCAGCGCGTCCCTGTGACAGCGCCGGTGTTCTACTCCATCGCCTACGAATACCGGGCCCTGGCCTTTACTGTGAGCGGCTATTCCAAGCTCCAGATCCTGCGCAGGTTTTACGAGGAGCTGCTGGCAGCCATTGAGGACGGGAATACCCTAACGGAGTTCCGGGCCAGCATAAACAGCTTCCTGGAGCGGGAGGGCTACGACGGGGCCACACCCTATCAGGCGGAGAACATCTTCCGCAGCAACATTCAGACGGCCTACAACGTGGGCCACTACAAGCAGATGACCGCCCCGGACGTCATGGAGCTGCGCCCGTACTGGCAGTATGACGCGGTCAACGACTCCCGGACGCGCCCTTCCCACCTCGCCATGGATGGCCGGGTCTATCCCGCAGATCATCCAGTCTGGGACACATGGTTCCCGCCCAACGGCTTCAAGTGCCGGTGTGCGGTTCGGACATTGAGCAGGCGGCAGGTGGAGCGCCTGGGCCTACAGGTGGAGACGCAGCTCCCCAGGTCTGGTGTCCTGGAGGACGGGCGCTTTGTGAACCTTATGCCGGACCCGCACTTCGCCGCCAACCCGGCCAAGGCCCCATGGAGGCCGGATCTGGAGGGGTATCCCGAACCCCTCGCCAATGCGTTCCGGGAACGCGAAAAGGGCAACCCCCGCAAAAGCGGCCAGGAAGGCCGCTGACGGGCGGAAGGGCCGGGGAGGGTAATTCCGCGGGGCGGGCCTGGAAATGGCATTTGCACGCGTGCGCACGCCGTTAACCGCGGCCTGCCGCATTACGCCGGAAAGGAGACGCGCAAAACATGGAAATCATCACCCTGAAGGGGGACGAGGTGGAGGTCCAGGGTGCTCCCGAAGTCATCCGCATCCTCCCCCTGGGACACGTCACCAGCCAGAAGGGCGACTTTGATGTGGACGAGGAGAGCCTGCGGCTCATGAAGGAGGGCATCGCCCAGCATGGGGTGGACGTGGTGGTGGACTACGAGCACCAGACGCTGGACGGCGTCCAGGCCCCTGCCGCGGGCTGGGTTAAGGGGCTGTCTATCCAGGACGGTCACATCGTCGCCAAGGTGGAATGGACAGACCGGGCGTCGGAGTACCTGAAGAACCGGGAGTACCGTTACATTTCCCCGGTTGTCAGCGTCCGCAAGTCGGATCGCAAGGCGACGGGCCTGCACTCCCTGGCCCTCACCAACACCCCCGCGATCGACCACATGGACCCCATCGTCAACTCAAGTACCTATAACGACAAAGGAGGAGAAAACACTATGGACCCGAAAGAACTGGCGAAGCTGCTGGGTATCCCCGAGGAGGCCACCCCGGAGCAGATCACGGAGGCGCTGGCCGCCGCTCTGGCAGAGCTGAAGCAGCTCAAGGGGGACGGCAAGCAGGCCCCGCCTCCCGGCGGTGAGGAAACCGTAGCCAACAAGACCGTCTGCGAGCTGCTGGGCCTGAAGTCCGGCGCGGCCACCAGCGACGTCACCGCCAAGATTATGGAGCTGAAGGGCGGCATCATCGACGGTGTGAACGTCATGGCGGAGCTCAAGGCCCTCAAGGACACTATGGCCCGACGGGATGCTGACGAGTCCGTCACCCAGGCCCTGAAGGCGGGCAAGATCACCCCGGCGCAGAAGGAGTGGGCCACCAGCTACGCCCTGAGCAATCCCAGGGGCTTCTCGGACTTCGTGGAAAAGGCCCCCCAGGTGGTTCCCATGGGCCAGCTCATCCAGGAGGGCCTGGATCAGCCTGCGGGCGGCATTGACGAGGCGACCCGCCTCGCGTGCAAGCAGCTCGGCGTCAGCGAGGACGACGTCAAAAAGTACGGCATGAGGGAGGATTGATACTATGGCAGCACTCACCGCAGCGAGGGACACCGTTGAGATCAGCAACGGGGCGCGTCACCTCGTCCTCCCCGTAAAGGGGAACACCACCATCTACCAGGGGGCACTTGTGGCCTTGGACGCCAACGGTTACGCCGTCCCCGGCTCCAAGGCGGCCACGCTGACCGCCGCAGGCCGGGCCGAGGAGACGGTGACGAACACCGGCGCGGACGGCTCGGCCATGATCCGGGTCGCCCGGGGCGTGTTCGTCTTTGACAACGCCACGGCCTCCGGGAAGCTTACCGCCGCCCACGTTTTGAAGCCCTGCTATATCGCGGATGACCACACCGTTACCGCCACCGCCGCCGGCGCGAGCGTGGCCGGGCTGGTGCTCCGGGCGGACGACGCGGCCGTCGCCGTGGAGCTGGGCTTCGGCCTGACGGTTCCAACCGCCTAAAAGTAAAGGAGGAACTCATACCATGATTATCACCGGCCCCAACCTGCGCGGCATTTATGTCGGCTACAACACCATTTTCAACAAGGCATTTGCACAGTACACCCCGCTCTATCAGGAGATTGCCATGGAGACCCCGTCCACCACGGACGCGGAGACCTATGCGTGGCTGGGGGATATCCCCGGCATGCGGGAGTGGATCGGCGACCGCGAGGTCCAGAACCTGATCGGCTCGGACTACACCATCAAGAATAAGACCTGGGAATTGACCTTCGGCATTCCCCGGGAGGCGGTGGAGGACGACAAGATTGGGCTTTACAATCCCAGTGTCGAGTCCATGGGCCAGGAGGCGGCTACCCACCCCGACGAGCTGGTGTTCCGGCTCCTGAAGGACGGCTTCTCCGCCCTCTGCTATGACGGAAAGCCCTTTTTCAGCGACGCCCATCCGGTGGGCGGGAAGAACGTTTCCAACCTGGGGCACGCCGAACTTACCATGGACGCCTACGCTGCCGCACGCGTGGCTATTATGTCCCTGACCAACAGCAAGGGACGCCCCCTCAACCTCATCCCCGACAGGCTGGTAGTTCCGCCCGCTCTGGAGTCTAAGGCCCGGGACATCCTGGTCGCTGACTACATCAACGGCACCAAGAACACCATGCAGGGCACCGCCAAGCCCCTCGTAGCGCCGTGGCTGGCCGGGGCAGACAAGGCGTGGTATCTGCTCTGCACCAACCGGCCCATCAAGCCCCTCATCCACCAGACCCGCAAGCCCGCCAAGTTCGTCAGTAAGACCAGTGAGACAGATGACAACGTCTTCTTCTCCAAGACCTTCCTCTATGGTGTGGACAGCCGGGAGAACGTGGGCTTCGGCTTCTGGCAGATGGCCTACGGCAGCGACGGTATGGGCGGCTGACCCGGAGGTCTGAGATGAGCTATTGCACCCATGACGAGGTCAGGGCTCTCTTGAAGTTCGACGCGGTGAGTCAGATCATCACCGACAACGACGGTGTTGAGGACCCGGAGGAGCGCGAGGCCATCCTGGCACCGCTCATTGACGAGGCCATCGCGGACGCGGACGGAGAGATTGACGGCTACCTTGCCAAGCGGTACACCGTCCCTCTCACCCCAGTCCCCAAGGTTATCAACAAGTTTTCCAAGGACATCGCCCTCTATAACCTGTTTTCCCGGGCGGGCCTTGACCCTGACGGACGGGAGGGGAACTACCTGACCCGTTACAACGCAGCGGTCAAGTTCCTCGCTCTGGTCGCGGAGGGCAAGGTCAGCATCGGCAGCGAAACCAGCGACCCCAAGACCGCCGCCGCGACGGGCTTCGCCCTTCACTCCAATGACCGAATTTTCAGCCGGGAAACCATGAAGGGGATGTGACCTGTGGTAAATATTCGCCTGGAGGGTGACGTCCGGGGGCTGCTGCGGAAGACCCGCGCCCTGGCCGAGCTGGATAAGAAGAAACTCAACGCAGCGCTCAGCCAGGGCGTGCGGACGTCCACCCTGGACCGCTTCAAGACGGGCAAGGGGCCGGATGGCCGCAGGTGGCCCCCTTCCCAGCGGGCAATCGCCGAGGGCGGCAAGACTCTCGTGGACTCCGCCCAGCTCCGCAACAGCATCCACACCAGATCCGAGGCGTCCGGCTTCGCCGTGGGCACCAACGCCAAGCACGCCTCCACCCACCAGCTCGGGGCAAAGAACCGGCTTATCAAGGCCAAGCGCAAGAAATACCTGCGGTTCAAGGTGAACGGGCGCTGGGTGATGAAAAAGAAGGTCAAGGTCACCATTCCGGCCCGCCCCTTTTTGGGGCTTTCAGACGACGACTTGCAGGAAATCCGGGAGACGACGGAGGACTTCCTGCGGGGATCAGGAGAGTAACCCATGCTTTACACAGAGGCGACAGCCTACCTTTTGCAGAAACTCAAGGACGCAGGGCTCAAAACAAAGCCCTACACTACAATGAAGTCACTGTCCAGAACCATGGAGAGCCATGTGGGAGCGGTGCTTCCCGGTACAGAGGCCATCACGCGAAACGGCTCGAAAACCATCTATACAGACCAAGAGGGAGCGCAGCACAAGCGTCGGAAGCTCTTTGACCGGGCCGTAACCCTTCAGGTGATCCTTGGCGACTACAACGCCGAAAATGTGGAGGCCATGCTGGACTCGTTCCTGGCGGGCCTGGACCGTGGGATTGCGGTGGACGGGAACTTTGTTCCTTTGGCGGTGGACAGCGTGGAATGGGACACAGAGGAGGACCACCCGCTGAAGGCGGAGGTCGCGGTGCGGGTGAGCATTACATTCCAGGGCGGCGTCTATCGGGATACGGATCTCCACCGGGTCAAGGGCTTCGTGGTGGAAGGCGTGCAGAAAATCAACGGAAAGGAGTAACCCAATGGCAACGAAGGAAAGCAAGAGTGAAGCTGCCGCCACCGGGGCGGAGCTGCTGGAGGACATTGACGTGCTGCGGCTCCGCCAGGGTGTTAGCCGTCCTGTGTTTGCGGGACTCTGCGCCGCCAACGGCTGGAAGCCGGGGCGGCAGATGACCGGCAGCGACTTCGCGGCGGCAGTCAAGGTATACCAGAAGGCCCCCATGGGCGGGAGGAAAGGAGGCGTTGGCCGTGTCCATTCTTAGGGATGTGAAGGAGACTGTGCTGGACGGACAGCTCGGCTTCTCCGGTAGCAGCGGCGACGGCGTCAGTATCCACATCGGCGTGTCCCCCATCGTCAGCGGCAAGCTCATTACCATCACCGGCGATATGACCGCCGACACCATCAAGGAGCGGCTGGGCCTGTCCCCTCTGGCGGATTCCGTCATGGATTCCGTTCAGTTTGGCGCGGCGCGGGTGTACTGCCTCCCGGTGGCCGCCTCCATGACGGGCACCGTGGGCGAGGTTACCAAGGAGGCCAAGGGCGGCGGTACGGTTACAGCCGCAGGCAACCCGAACAATGCTTTTGCGGTGGTGGTTAAGATCACCGCCCAGGGCACACTCAATACCGCCGCCTTTACCTACTCCATTGACGGCGGCAACACCTACAGCGACGAGATCACGGTCCCCGTGGCGGGCAAGTATGAGCTTCCCGGGGCTGGGGTGACGGTGACATTCGCGGCGGCCTCCGATTCTCCCGAAACATCCTTCCAGGTCGGCGACCTGTGGAACTTCAGCACCACGGCCCCCACCCTCTCCAAAGGGGACGTACTGGCGGCGGCCCGCAGGGTCAAGGACTTCCAGGAAGAGTTCGAATGGCTCCATGTGGTTGGGGAGAGCGACCTGGACACGTGGACCGCCATGGGGGAACTCCGGGAGGAGCTGGCTGTGGACTACCACAAACCCCTGTGCATACTCATGGAGGCAGCCTATCCCGGGGACGAGGACGACCTCACGGACTGGGCTGCGGGGCTGGCGAAGGCCCGGGAGCAGGTCAGGAATACCGACGTCCAGGTCTGCACCGCCTGGGGCCGCCTTGTGCGGCTGGACGGCAGCACCCAGATTGTCAATCTCGCGGGCGTGGCCTCCGGCCTGTACGCCAGGGCGGGCGTAGCCGAGAGCATCGGCAAGACCCGGCCCGAGGCGGGCTTTGGCATCAAGAAAAGCAAGCTGGAGGAGCTGCTCCCCGCCGCCATGGATGACACCATCATCAAGACGCTGGACGAAGCGGGATTCCTGACCTTCCGGGGCTACTCCGGCCTGGAGGAGTTCTACGTGTATCACACGAAGATGCTCGGCCCGGAGACCAGCGACTTCCGATATGCCGAGGATGTGCGGGTCAAAAACAAGGTCATCCGGGAGGTCCGCAAGGAGGCCCTGCTCCTGCTCAATGACGACATTGATATGTCCGACTTTGACGGCGAGATGCAGTCCCGGGCCAAGTTCCTGACCGTTCCCTTGGACAAGATGATCGCTGCCAAGGAGATCAGCAGGGCCGAGGTTACGATCCCCGAGGGCCAGGAGGAGACGTTCCTGGAGACGGAGCTGCTCCGTGTGCGCATCCTGTACCTGTCCCGGGGCTATATCCGGGAGATTGAGATTGAGGTCGGGCGCACCAACGTCAGCGAGTAGAAGGGAGGTAAAGCGGTATGAAAGTCAACGGCAAGGTCTACGACTGGGCCGATGTGGACTTCAAGGTCCCGGGCCTGGACATCGAGGTCCAAGAAATCAGCTACGATGACGAGCTGGACCAGGAGGCCGTCTACGGCAAGGGCAACAAGCCCCGGGGCTTCGGCACCGGCAACTACTCCGGTTCGGGCAAAATCTCCCTGCTCCGCGACGACTATCACAAGCTGCTGGCCTACTGTAAGGCCAAAGGCGTCAGCTTTTTCAAACTCCAGTTCCCGTCCGTGGTAGTCAGCTACGGCATGGAGGGCGAAAAAACCGTGGTCGATGAGCTGAAGCTGGTGCAGATCTCCAAGAGGTCCAACAGCGTCACCCAGGGAGACAAGAGCGTCAAGGTAAGCCTGGATCTCGCCATCTACGGCGGCATCGTCCAGGACGGCGTAGAGCCAATCTAAGCGCATGAGACAAGATAATTGAGAAATATGGAGGTATTCCGTCATGGAAGACATCAAGAAAAATGACGCAGCAGCCACCTCGCCCCAGAGCGAAAAGGAGGCCCTCAAGGGCAAGTACAAGAAGGTCTACCGCGTGTCCTGCTCTGTCCGGGAGGATGAGGACAGCGAGGCGTTGGAGTTCGGCTATTACTTCAAGCGGCCCAGCGTGCCCTCCTATGACCGTTACCTGAAGGGGGTGCAGCAGTCCGGCATGACCCGGGCAAGCAAGACCTTCCTGTTGGACTGTGTGGTCGACGAGGACAAGGACCGCCTGATCTCTGAGATGGAGGAATATCCCGGCGTCGCCCTGACCATTGCGGGCAAGCTCACGGAAATCCTGGGTCTGACGAACGCCGTAAATTTGAAAAAGCTCTAAGGGAGCGGGTCGAGGAGGTAAAAAGCAGCTTGGTCGAGGCCGGGCTTTTGGAGATATACCGCTTTTTGCCTCCTCCTCTCTTAGAGGGATTTGATCCGGAGAAGATGGAGCTCGAGGAATTCCTGGGGTACATAGCGAAGGCCCGCTATGTGCAGGAGCTGGAGAAAAACATAGTCGCCCGGGCGATCTCCGAAGTGTTCGGCAGCGAGTAACCGGGCGGGAGGTGAAGCAGACACATGAGCCCAAAAGAACAAGGGCCGGGGCCGCCCCAGGTGTCTCTCGGAGTAGGGGGTGAGCGCAGCTCATGAGCCTGGAGAGCGTGTTTAAGTTGTCCCTCATCATGAACATGGTGGACAACATCACCGGCCCCATGGCGAAGATCAACAGCGGCGTTAACGGCGGCGTATCCAAGCTCCAGAAGCTGGAGGGCGCGTTCGGCGGCATGGTCAAGACCGGCGCGGTGATGACGGAGCTGGGCTCCTCCATCGCGGGGGCCGCGCTGGCTCCGGTGAAGGCCACCTTCCAGACGCGGCGGGCTCTGGGTGAGCTGGCTTCCCTGGGCGTCAAGGATCTGGAGGCCGTGGAAGACGCGGCCCGCAGCTTCTCCGACCAGTGGGCCGGGACCTCCAAGGCGGATTTTATCTCCGCTTCCTATGATATCAAGAGCGGCATCTCCTCCCTCAGTGACGAGGGCGTGGCGGAGTTCACCACCCTGGCCGCCTTGACTGGCAAGGCCACCAAGTCAACCGTGGCCGAAATGACCAGCCTGTTCGCCACCGGCTACGGCATTTACAAGGGGTATTATGAGGATCTCACCGACCTGGAGTTCGGCGAGGTTTTCTCGGCGGGGATTGCGCGCAGCGTCCAGCAGTTCAAGACGACCGGCTCAGAAATGGCCGCGTCAATCGAGAGCCTGGGCGCAGCGGCCACAAATGCCAATGTCCCGCTGGAGGAGCAGCTCTCCGTTCTGGGGATGCTTCAGGCCACCATGAGCGGCTCGGAGGCAGGCACCCAGTATTCCGCGTTTCTGCGGTCTGCGGCGAAGGCCGGTGAGGAGCTGGGGCTTTCCTTCCTCGATACGAACAACCAGCTCAGGAGCTTGCCGGAAATCCTGGAGCAACTGCGAAGCAAGTACGGCGATACCATCGACGCCATTGAAAAGCAGGAAATCTCCACGGCGTTCGGCACAGTCGAGGCCGTGGGCTTCATCGACCTGCTCTACAACAAAACCGGAGAGCTTCAGGACAATATCCTGAGCCTGTACGACGCCATGGGCCAAGGCACAGCGGTCGCCACAGAGATGGCCTCGGCCATGAACGAGACAGAGCCGGAGCGGTTTGAACGGCTCCAGCAACAGCTTCACAACGTCGCAGAGGCGGCGGGGAACACGCTGCTTCCGGTGGTCAACGACCTCATGGAAGGGGCCGCAGGAGTCATCCAAAAGGGCGCGGAGTGGGTCGACAACCATCAGGAGCTGGTGCGCGTCCTGCTGCTGGTGGCCCTTGCCATAGGCGGCTTCCTGACCGTGGGAGGCACCCTCATCGCCGTCATGGGCGGCATGGGCCTCGTCTTTACCAAGACGGCGGGGCTGGTTACCGGCTTCATCGGCGTCATCCGACGATTACCGGATATATTTGAGACAATTCAAATATACGGCCTATATGCGGGCGACGCCATAAAGAAGGGCTTCAGCCTCATTCGGACAGCGGGCTCCGGCGCGGTGGGTGCACTCAAGAATGTGGCCCTCCAGATTGCCAGCATGGCAAAGACCGCCGCTATATCCGCTGTGACCGCCCTGAAGAATATGGCCCTCGGGCTGGTGAGCATGGCGAAGCAGGCCATCGTAACCGCAGCAACCGCCATGCCTGGGCTCATAGCCTCGGTGTGGTCGTTCACCGCCGCCCTGCTGGCAAACCCCATTACCTGGATCATCCTGGCGATTGTGGCGCTTATCGCGGCCCTGGTGCTGCTCTGGCAGAACTGGGATACCGTAACCGCCTTCCTACAGAATGTGTGGAACGCGGCCTGCTCGGCAATCTCGGCGGGCATTGACTGGCTGAAGCAGGGCTTCCAGTCCTTCCTCGCGTTCTTCCAGTCGATTGGTGCGGCGGTCGGACAGGGCATCGAAACCATCAAGGGCTTTTTCTCCGACGTGATCGGCTGGATCGGCGAGAAAATAGCATGGTTTGGAGAGGCGGGAAAGCGCCTTATCACCACCTTTGTCGACGGCATCCTGTCCGTGGCAATGGCCCCCATCAACGCAGTCAAGGGGATTTTCTCCAAGATCGGCAATCTGTTCCCCCACTCCGACGCCAAGGAGGGGCCCTTGAGCACCCTGACCCTGAGCGGCAAAAAGACCATGACCACCTTCGCCGAGGGCGTGGCCCTGGCGGAAGACGCCCCGGCCAACGCTATCACGAAGGGCCTGGACGGCGCGAAGGTCAGCCTCCAGCCGGAGTCCCCCAAGCCGGTGCGGCTGGGCGGCAGCCCGGACGAAGGCGAGGCCTCCGGGGATGGAAGCGGTTCCAAGCCCAACGGCGGCAAGGTCTACATCGTCAAGAAGCTGGTGCTTCAGGTGGATATCAAGAAAATCAGACAGCTCCAAGATCTGCTCGAAATCCTGGACGAGCTGGAGGACAAGGCCAACAGCAGCGAGGACCCGGACGACGATCTGGAGACCGATTATGCGCTGGCTTAAGGAAGGAGGGCGGCTCTCATGATATTTGTGGAAGATGGAACCATAAAGCTCAATGGGGTCGTCCTCCCCGGCCTTGTCAAGAATATCGAGGTCAAGGAGTCGGCCCGGATCGATGAGCAGGAGGTGGAGGGCAGCCCCACCAAACCCAAGCAGGCCACCGGCTACGAGGACGCCAAGGTCAACATCGAACTCGTGGTGGACGACACTGAGACACAGACCAAATACCAACGGTTGGAGACCCTCCGGGATATATTCCGAAAGGCGGGCCAGAGCGTCCCCCAGCCTATCCCCATCGTGTGTGAGGACACGGCGGCCCACGGCATTGACAAGGTCCTGTTTAAATCCCTGAATCACAAGGCTGAGAACAAGAAGGGGTATTTCTCTGTTACGCTGGAACTGTGGGAGTATATCCCACAGACCATCCGGGCCACCAAGTCCTCCTCCGGTTCTGCCAGCTCCTCGTCCACCAAAAAGAGCGGCAGCACCTCGGGCAGCCTGAAGCCAGACTACAAGAGCTACCTGGATTCCGGTCGGGGCAGTCCTCCCACGGCGTCCGGCAGCATCGGCGGGTATACCAACGTAACCAAGAGCAAGAAGGCCCTGACGAACAAAAAGAACGGCTCCCCCGCCGTGGACGACGCGGATACGTCCAAGGTACGGTCAAAGCTGAAATCCAGGCAGAGGAGTACGTGACCATGGAGACAATCGAGTTGTTTTATCCCCGGATTACGGTGCGGGCTGGCGGATACGTGTTTGACCAGGGCGTTGAAATGGAAGTATCATCTGCCAGAGACGCACGCTATGACTGGGCGAAAATTCGGTTTACAGACCGCTACAGGCCGGAGATCAGACTTGCCCGGCTAGCCCCCGGTGCGGTGCTGCTGGGTTATGGAGGCACATTCGACGAGGTGTTTACCGGCTATGTCGCCAAGCCATACAGCACCGGCAGCAGCGCCAACGAGGTCATACTGAAGGACGCGATGCTGCTGCTGGAGGCTCTGACTGTAAACGAGACCTTCCTGGAGACAACGCCCCAGGAGATTATCCGGTATATTTTGGGTCAGGCCGGGCTCTCGGCACTGAAGCTGGCCCCCACGGCCTACCCACCCCGGAGGCAGCTCTCCATCCGCAGGCAGAGCGGCGTCCAGGCTCTTGACGCCGTGGCGGCGGCCTGGGGCATCCGGGTCCCCTATTTCTTTTCCGGCGGCGTCTTTTACTGGGGGGAGACGACGGAGCAAACCATGACCTACAGCTTTGAGGCCGGGCGGAACATTCTGAGCCTTGTCCGGCGCGGGAGCCTCTGGGACCTGGAAACCGTGTCCGCCCCCTTCATCCGCCATTCGCACCGCATCCAGGTCGTCCACCCCGATGTGGAGGGCGAGGTGGAGGTGGCGCGAGTCCGGCACCTGACCAGCGACCAGGGCTTCATCCGCACACATATCTACTTTTAGGAGGGACGCCATGGGTAAGCAGTTGGAGCAGTTTGTCAAGAGCATCGTCGAGGATGTACTGAAACAGAGCTATACGCATCTGGTGTCGCCCGCCGTCCTCCTGGCCCGCGTGTCCAGAGTCAAAGAGCTCCCGGACACATACGAGCTCCATGAGCTGGACATCCACAATGATGAGAGTGGCAGCAGCTATGGAGGGCACATCGTGGGCCGCTGGCAGGAGTACACACTGGAAGTAGTGGACCGCTTCGGCAATACGGACGGAGACTTCCCCGCCCTCCCAGGCGTGTGTTCCAGGGTGCAGCTCCAGGAGGGGGCCCTGGCAGCAATCGCGCTCCCCTGTGGCGATCTGACGCCGGTTATCATCGGGGAGGTGGTCCTGTGACCGGGCTTCACGATACAGATATCCGGCTGGATCAGGCGGGGCAGCTCACCCAGGCCGCTGACGGCGACGCGCCCCTCTGCGCGGAGCTGGAGTGCTTCTATCAGTCCATTATCCTTGAGGCCCAGACTCAGCAGGGCGAGCTCTTTTATGACGAGGATTTCGGCTGGAGCTTGTACGACTTCCTGCAATCCGAGGACGACGAGATGACCCGGCTGGAGATCTCCCAGCGGGTGCGGGCCGGGCTGCAAAAGAGGGAGGTCATCCTCCCGGACAGCATACAGGTCCAGGTGGATACTGTGGGCGACACCTTTCACGTTTACTGTATGTTCCAGACCACGGAGGTGGAGAGCGCGCAGGCCCTGAATATCATTATTGACCCGGTCAGCCTGGAGGTGCGTGTAGTTGATTGACAACGAGATTTTAGACCAAGTCATCCCGGTCCCCGACCTGATGGAGCTGAAGGACCGGAAAATACAGGAGCTGGCCGACGAAGGCTTCTCCATCACCAACTTTCACAGCGGCGGCGTCTTCTATACCCTGATGCTCATTCTGCTCCGCATCCAGATTGAACTTCTGAATCTAGGGCGCACCATCCTGAACCAGATGTTTGTGAGCCATGCCACCGGGGTATGGCTGGATCTGAAGATGGCGGACTACTCCAAGAGCCGCAAGCAGGCGCAGAAGGCCCAGGGGACGGTCACCGTCTCCAGAGCAGAGAAAGACGGCGAGGCGGTCAAGATTCCCAAGGGGCACATCTTCAAGACCACGAAGGATATCAACGGTGACGAGCTGCGCTTTGTGGCTATGGAGGAGACCACGCTCCAAAAAGGGGCGGCCTCCGTAGAGGTACCGGTTGAGGCTGAGGCCGAGGGCAGCCGCTACAACGTCCCAGCGGCCCAGATTACCAGGACGCTCACCTATCTGGGCGAGGTGACCATTACGAACGGAAAGAACTGGCTCACCCGGGAGGGCAGCGACACGGAAGACGATGAGAGTGCCAGAGAGCGGACGCTCCGCTCCTGGTCCGAGCTGGCCCTGGTCCCGCTGCGGGATACTTATATCAACGTATGCTCGGCCATCGCCGGGGTGTTGTATGTCACAGTCAAGGACCAGCACCCCAGAGGCCAGGGCACGGTGGATATCATCATCACCTCGGAGGCCGGGGCAGCAACCGGGGAGCTGCTGGAGCTGTGCCGGACCGCCTGTGAGGAGGTCCGGGAGCCGGACACAGACATTCAGGTCAAGAGCGCGGAGATTGTCACCCAGGACATCGCGGCCACGGTGACCGTCTCCGGTTCTCTCAGCCAGGATGGACTTGCGGAACGTGTGGAAACTGCGGTCAACGATCTGCTGAAGCTCCGCAACCGCGACGTCGCCCTGAATGAGCTGACCCATGCGGACATCATCCACAAGATAAAGAGTGATGTCGCCGTCGTGCGCAACGTGACCATAACCACCCCGGCAGCAGACGTAACGCTGGATGCGGAAAAGGTCATCATGGCCGGGACGATCACCGTTACCGTGAGGGGGGTGTGACCATGTTTCAGTCCTTTGGCGAGTATATGTTCTACCTGCTGTTCAGCCCCTTGAAGCGAGGAAAGCAGGCAATGAACCAGTTCTACATCTTTTTCAAGGTCATGGGCCGCTCCTTTGACGAGTGTAAGCAGACCCTGTTTCACGTCCGGGAGGAGGCGTCTGTGCTCACCTGCTCGGATGTGATGCTCTCCGTCCATGGCGAGGACAGGGATATGCTCCGCCTGGAGGGGGAAACTTTGGAGAATTACCGGAACCGGCTCGCCATGAAGGGGGCCATCTCGTCCATGGCCGGGCTGAACAGCGGCATCCGGTATCTGGCCCAGGCGTTCGGCTATGACGAGGTGCTGATCGAGCCGGGAGAAAAGCCGGACCACTGGGCGGAGGCCACCGTCTGGTTTATCGGCGGCAACATTGTGCTGGATGACCGGGAGCTGCTCCTTCAGGAGCTAAACAAGATCAAACCGGCTCGGACTTTACTGCACCTATCCAAAGAACAGCGGTATGCTGCCCCGCTCTATATCGCGGCAGCGGTGGAGCGAGGCAGGCAGATGACGATAAGACAGGAGTAAGGATATGGCTTTCACGAAACTGAAACTCACCACCTTCGGCCAGACCATAGAGGCCAAGCGGCACCAGGGGAAAGGCATCAGGTTCACCCGTGTTGCGATTGGCGACGGCCTGCTGGGCAACGGCTCCATGATTAACCGCACAGCGCTGGTCAGCGAGCGGCACACCATGAAGATCGACGGCGTCCTGACTACGGACGGCGGAAAGCAGAGCGTGGTGGTGGTCACGCTGGACAATAGCCAGTTTGACGAGGGATTCTCTTACCGAGAGCTGGGACTCTTGGCCCAGGACCCGGACACCCAGGAGGAGGGCGTCTATCTTTACGACAACGCAGGAGCCGAGTGCGAATATCTGGACACCAAGGACAACGGCGTGGTGATTTATGAGCGGCTCAAACTCCAGATCCGGGTGGAGCAGGCAGACACGATCTCCTTTGAAGCGTCTGGAAATCCACTTAATATTACCTGGACGGACATTGAGCCGCTCCTGGCCAAAAAGGCCGACCTCGGCGGTGACGGGAAGGTGCCGGAGGACCAACTCCCTGAGATGAACTATGAGCCCTTGCTGAAGGACAACGCGGCCAAGGATACGCCGGTGGACGGGGACAGCCTCCCGATTGTGGACAGCGCAGATGGAGGCAAGACCAAACGGCTGCTCTGGAGCCGGGCCAAGGCTGCGCTGAAGGGCTACTTTGACAGCCTCTATGCAGCAGCAGCCCATTCCCATGCCTGGAGCGCCATCACCGGAAAGCCGCCCTCTTTTACGCCTTCCGCCCATGCCTCCACCCATGGCAGCGGCGGGTCCGATCCTGTCACCCCGGCGGCCATAGGGGCGGCGGCTGCGACCCACCAGCACGGGGCCGGGGACATCAACAGTGGGACGCTGGATGCGGCTCGTCTGCCCACTATGGCTGTCAATAAGGGCGGAACCGGCAAGACGAGTTGGTCGGCCAACCGCCTGATCTATCCCTCGGCTTCCACCACCCTCGCCCAACTCGCCTTCCCGTCTGTGGCGGGATCTGTGCTTCGCCAGGGTACCAGTGGAGCACCCTATTGGACCAGCCTCCAGGACTTGGTTGCCGCCCTTGGGGA